TGAGCCGAAGGATCTTCGCACCGAAAAGCTGCTCAGCACGAGCGATAATGCGTAGATTCTTCGACTCGCTGGCGCTCGCTCAGAATGACACTTTTTTGGAAGATTGTGCCATAACAAACTGCTCGATAAACCGGAATTTGGAGAAAGGAGATGCAGATGAAGAAGTGGTTGGTGGAGCATTTTTTGCCTATGTGGGCAAAAGAAACGGTGCTCCGGGAAAATCGGCTGCTGCGCAGAGAAATTCGGCAGCAGCAAAAGGAGATCGACTGCCTGAAAGCCTACATCAAGGGCCTGGAGCGCTTTCGCAGAAAGGAAAGGAGTGAACAAAAGTGAGCATTTACGGCTATGAGGCGGCCTTCGGCGCGGCGGATATTACCTCCAAGGCTATGCGAAATGCCCTGGAAAGCTGGAAAAATGCCTACTACGGCCAGGGGCAGGGCGATCCCTGTCAGCGTCTTGCCTACACCCTGGTCAGCAAGCTCACAAGGACGGTTTTTGCCGAGTACGCCCCCTCCGCGCAGGAACCGGCGGTGAAAAATTGGCTGGCCGGGCTGGACCGGAAGGCGGTTCAGGCGGTGCAGCTGGCCTTGGTCAGCGGCGAGTGCTGGCTCAAGCCCTGTCCCGGGGCTGATGGCTTCCGCTTTACTCTGGTACCCAGAGAAAATTTGCTGGTGTTCGGCAGAGATACGGAAGGCGCTCCGGTGGATGTGGGTATGGTGGAACAGTGTGTGGACGGCAAGTACTACTACACCCTCTTGGAGCGGCGGACGGTGGGCGATGACGGCTTGCTCACCGTGGAAAATAAGCTGCTGCGCAGTCTGAACGACCGCAATCCCGGCACCGAAGTGCCCCTGAAAACGCTGGCGCGGTACGCTTCGCTGCCCCAAAAGGTGACTCTGCCGGTACAGCTGGGGCTGGGGATGGTGAGCGTCAAGACTCCCATCCTCAACTGCGTGGACGGCTCCGCCGACGGCGTTGCTATCTTTGCGCCCGCTATGGAGCTGATCGCCGCGGTGGACGAAAACGAAGAACAGCTGCGGGGAGAATTTAAACGGGGACAGAGCCGGGTCATCGTGTCCCGGGATATGCTGGACGAAAACAAGCAGCTGCGTTCTGAGCTGTTCGTGGGTCTGGATGAAGACCCCGAACGGGTGGGCATTACCGTGTTTTCACCGGCCCTGCGGGAGCAGTCCTATCTTGCCCGGAAGCAGGAGTATCTGCGCAACATCGAAAGCGTGATCGGTCTGAAGCGGGGCACGCTTTCTGATGTGAATATGGATCAGCGCACCGCCACCGAGGTCGCCGCCTCTGCCGCCGAGTACAATCTGACGGTGATGGACCTGCAGCGGATGTGGGAGCGCGCTGTCCGGGAGACGATGGCGCTGTGCGATCTTCTGGCGGGACTGTACGGTCTGCCCGGGGGAGACCCTACGGTCAGCATCGACTGGGGCAACGGCGTTCTCTATGACGAGGATGTGCTGTGGCAGGAGTATCTGCAGATGGTGGACAAAGGGCTCATCAAGCCGGAAATCGCCCTGGGCTGGCGGTTCGGTATGGACACCGCTACAGAAGCGGAAAGAGCGGTAGTGAGAAGTAAGTTAATGCCGTAAATTCCGGTTTATCGAGCTGACGCTCGATTATAATTGAAAATGGAAAATGGAAAATTGAAAATGATTGTGTCGGCTACGCCGACGTTTTAAATTGTTTTCCGAAGGAAAATACAACAATTTTCAACTTTCAACTTTCAATTTTCAATTCGCTCGTCAGAGCGTTAAATCGGAATTTGAAGATGGGAAAGGAGAGTTTATGGAGAAGGAATTTTTGTTAGGCTTGGCAGATTTGTCGGAGGAGGCGGTGGAGGCCATACTGGCTGAGCACGGCAAGGAGGTTTCTGCCTGGCAGGGTAAGTATCGGCAGGCGGAATTGCAGTGGCGTTTGGGTACGGCGATCGCTGCCGCAGGCGGCAGAAATCACAAGGCGATCGCTGCCCTTTTGGATACGGACGCGCTGGCTGATGCCGATGAAACGGCAATCACCCAGGCGGTGGAGCAGGTGAAGCGCGACTGCGGATACCTCTTTTGCACAGCCGTTCCCTTTGCCCCCGGCACAGGCGCCGTGCAGCAGAAGACAGAAAAAAACGGCTCTCTGGCCGATGCGCTGAGAGAAAGATTTGGGAAGTGAGTTAATGGAAAATTGAAAATGGAAAATGGAAAATGAAGGTATTTTCCTTCGGAAAATGATTGAAATAGTCGGCGTAGCCGACACAATAATTTTCAACTTTCAACTTTCAATTTTCAATTCCGATAACTTCGGAAGTATATCAAAAGGTAAATTTTTTTAATTTAGGAGGATTTTATTATGGCAATTACTTTACAGGAAGCAAAAATCGGTATGGCCGACAAGGTGGATCAGAGCGTGGTGGATATGTTCCGCCGCAGCAGCCTGCTGCTGGACAATATGGTGTTTGACAACGCCATCTCCCCCGGCACCGGCGGTTCTACCCTGACCTACGGCTACATTCAGATGGCCTCCCCCGCTGTCGCCGGCGTGAGAACCGTGGGCAGTGAATATGTCCCCGGCGAGGCGCTGAAAAGAAAGATAACTACCTCCGCGGTAATTATGGGCGGCTCCTTCCAGGTGGACCGTGTACTGCAGAATACCTCCGGCGCTGCCGATGAGCTGGCCTTCCAGGCAAGTGAGAAAATTAAGGCCACCGCCAACTATTTCCACAATATGGTCATCAACGGCGAGGCGGAGCAGGGCGGCTTTGACGGTCTGAAAAAACTGCTCTGGGGCACCTCCAGCGAAATGGTCAGCGAGGTCTTGCTGGGAACCTCCGACGATCTGGACAAAAACTACAACGCCTTCCTGGACGAGATGGACAAGTTTATCGCCTCTGTGGACGGTACGCCCAGTATGCTGCTGATGAACAGCGCTATGCTGGTAAAACTGCGCGCCATCGCACGCCGTGCCGGTTACTACGAGCGCAACACCGATGACTTCGGCCGCACTGTGGAGACCTACGCCGGCATCCCTCTGATGGATATGGGCCGCTACTACGATGGCGAAAAGTGCGTTGATGTCATCCCCACTGAGGGCGGCATGACCTGCATTTACGCGGTTTGTCTGGGTCTGGACGGTTTCCACGGCATCTCCCCCCAGGGTGACGGCGTCATCGTCAGCTATATGCCCGACCTGAACGCGCCCGGTGCCGTCAAGACCGGCGAAGTGGAGCTGGTGGCAGGTGTTGCCCTGAAGAACACCGCAAAGGCGGCGGTTCTGCAGAACATCTCCATCGCTTAATATTATGCCGGATTTCACTTTTTACCGGGAGATTTATCTGGGCTGCGCCATCGAGGAAAAATGCTTTCCCCGGTTGGCCGCCAGAGCCGCGGAATATCTGGAGCGGCTGAAAAAGAACTACCGGGTGGAAGGCGGTGAGCAGGCGCAGGCTATGGCTATTTGCGCTATGGCCGAAGTCCTGCTCAACCCCAGAAAACCCGGCGTCCGCGCTGCTACCGTGGGGGGCGTCAGCGTGCAGTACGGCGAAGACTCCGGGGATTCGGAGCTGTACCGGGCGGCGGGTGTATACTTAGACATCTACCGGGGGGTGTAATATGCTCGACTACAGTCTGTGCAACCAGACCGTTACTGTCTACCGGATGGGACACAATGGCCTGGAACGGTTGGTGGTGGACGGCTGCCACTATGTGTGGGAGGATCACCTTGCCCCGGAAATCGCCGGCGGTCAGCCGGAACGGAAGTTCCTGCTGATCATGCCCGGCAGTGCGCAAAGAGTCTTCGTGGGTGACAGAATCCTTATAGGTGAAGGGCCGGAGGAGGTGGACTGGCAGAAGTTTCTGCCGGTCCATGTGCCGGGTCTGAGCATTGCCGCCTACACAAAAGCCTGCTGGTGGGGCGGCGATGTGTGCCATGTGGAGGCAGGGAGGAAGTAATGGAAGAAGTAAAGAATTGGCTACAGTCCTTTCCAGGGTGGGGGCAGACAGAGCTGCATTTGGATATGCTGCCGGCGCAGCCCGGCTGCGCCGGACTGTTCCCCAAGGGCGACACCCTGCTGGATATGAAAAAGGATCTGCTGGGTAATGTCCGATGCCGCTACGCACGGCAGTTTCTGCTGCTGGTGGCGGATACCGACTGCCCCTGGCTGCAGGCGTTTCAGGAGTGGGTTGCCCGGCAGAGCTTTCTGGGACTTGCCCCCAAGTTTGGGGAGGAACAGACTATCCGGGCGGAAAAAGGACAGCTTAAAGAACGCACCGCCGCCGGCTCGGCGGTCTACGCCGTCACCGTCACGGCGGAGTTTGTGAAGATATTTGAAGGGTAAATTTCGGTTTGTGGAGCTATTTTGCATCTTCCCCAAGTGCGTCATCCTGAGCAAGCCGTAGGCGCGTCGAAGGATCTTCGCACCAAAAAGCTGCTGAGCACAGGCGATAATGCGTAGATTCTTCGACTCGCTGCGCTCGCTCAGAATGACACTTCTTTGGAAGATTGTGCGATTACAAATAGCTCGATAAACTGGAATTTGAAAA